CTTCGATACGCATTAGTTCGTCGATGTTTTTTGATTTTATCGCACGCTCAAACTTCTTTAGCTTCTTGCGCGACTTCTGTTCAATATAATCATCGAAATCATTCGACTCGTCGTCGTAATAATCACGAAACTTTTTCTTGAATTTGCTCATCTGTCAATAGTCCTGGATATGCCTCTAAAATTAGTTTGCGGGTGATTCCTTTGTAAGGAATCTTTTTATCCTTCGCAGCCAAAAGAATCTTTGCGTCTTCTGGATGGATGGATTCTAGAACCTGAATAAACAACGACTCTCTTTTTAGTTTACTCAGGTTATCGTTTCCTCCCTCTACAAACAAGTATAACCTTTTTATTTCTTGTTGTAAACGATTACTTGTATTGACATCTGATGCTGGTTTATAGGGAGGCTCTCCTTCTGGGAGAATCCACTTAACGTTAGAATCTAACGCATATTTAATGATTGTTCCAAGAGGAACGCTCCAGTGCGCTCGTAGGAAATCAACCTTTTCCTGTTTTGTTTTTAATGTGTCTACAGTTCTTAGAACTTCATGAATTGCTGGGGTCATTTAAAACTCGCTAATTGCTTCCATAAGATGTTTCAGACGATTATTGATGAAGTAGTTGAACAGCTTATCGCGACCCTTGCCACTCTGCTCTTCATACTGGGACATGATCTTTGTCCTAACCTCATCAGGTATATAGCTAAGATCAATAAGCTGCTCATTGCGCTTGTAGTTCCTGAGCATCTCGTTATTACAGAAACTCTCAGGCTCCTGATTGATCCACTCGCTCAGCTTCTTGGTGGTGATAGGCTTCTGCCTTTTACCCATAACAAGGCTGTCGTCAGAAGATAGGAAGTTGGGAATACCATCTCCTGCATCACCACGCATGATCAGTTCCTTAGTGAAGGCAATAGGATCATTCTTCTTCAGATATTTCTTGCGAACAGGATCATACTGCTCGACGTTAGCATATTGGTGAAGCTGAATGAAATCCTTGTCACCAGAAAGAATCAGAATGCGATTTGTTGCCTGTTCAGGACCAATGTGCTGACCGAAATTGTGACAAAGGGTGCCAATGATGTCATCAGCTTCCGCACTCTCCACCTTGAGTACTCGGTAAGGAAAGTTGTCACGAATCTCGTCGCGGATCTTGTTGAGCGACTGGAACAGAGCATTCCAATCAATCTCAGAAGCTTCGCGGGACTTCTTGCGGTTGGCTTTGTAATATGGGAAAATCTTCTTGCGCCAGTAGTTCATGTCATCACAAGCGATGATAAGCTCTCCGTACTTCTCGCCGAACTTCTGTACATATGAGCGGAGGCTGTTGAGAACCATGTGGCGCACGAGATTCTCTTCGATTTGTAGATTTTTGTGATTGCCAATCTGCATCATAAAATTGGAAATCATTACCTGATTCATATCAACGATAATCATTGTCTTCGTTCTCGGTTAATCCTAATTTAATATACTATTATTTAGAAAAAATGTCAAGTTAAATTATTCCTCTTCAGATTCGTCAGGAATATTTTCTTCGTCAACATTAACAGTCGCTGTCCCGTCAGGATTAGTTTTGACAACAAATAATTTGTCCGAGATAGAGTGTAAACCATGTTTGAAGTTCATCGATCTAAACAGAGCTGCTCTTACCGATTCTATAATCATCGCCGAGTCTTTTACTCCATCATCGTTTAATGTAAGATCAAATCCTTCTTGCATTAAATTCATAAAAAGTAAAGGCACAGCTGAATCAATGGCGAGTTCAATTCTTTCTTTTCTAAGAGTTTCAATAGTTTTATGCATCTCGTCTAGCGTTTGAGGAGGAGCATCTTTTCTTTCGCGTGGAAAGATAACTACGTTATCGCTCATTTAATCACCCTCAATAGAATTGTTTCTGTGTTAATTCTGCCGTTCATCATCTTCTCCTTGGTAGAAAGTGAAGACATCATCTTCTTCAACTCACCAACACCAGCCTTTAGAACCTTCTGAATAATTTCTTCTGGTTTTCTGGCTGTTTTTGACATCGAAGAAACAGCATCAAATTGTGTAATTGAGGATCCCTTAACTCCTAGACCTCTATCACTTGATGCGTTGTAAACTCCAATCAGTTTATATTTAGTGTTATAAACCCACAGAGCTTTCGCACCGATAATTGTGCTAGGATTGACACTAGCAATCTTCAGTTCATTATCTTCCTTTTTGAAGTTTAGATTCTTAACGAGATCTGTTGTGCTTTTCTGCTTCTTCTTTCGTGGCAGACGAGCCTTTTTCTTGTTACCAGCAAATCTATCAGCATCATTGTAAATGGTTGTCACAAAATTTAGATAGTTATTGATCTGTTGCTTTGAAAGATTTTTATATCCTTCAACCAGATCCTTATCTTTCTTTGCCGAAACAAGTTCAAGTTCAAGCTTCAGACGAGAATAATATTCCTTGACCTTGTTGGCATACTGAGCGATAACTTCTTTCTTTACACAATATTCATAAAAAGAAAAACTGCCAGTATATTTCGCGTTGATAAACTTGTCAATTTCGTCCTCAACATCAGCGATGATGGCTGATGTACGTTCGCGCATTCTGTATTGAACTGTTGGTTTGGAGGAAGTTGCTTCGGCAACAGGCTCTTTCTTTTTACCAGCTTCGATAGAACGATTGATACGTTCATGAAGGAACTCGATTGTTCTTGCTGGCATCTTTGTTCCATTGAGACTTAACTTAGCAATGGAACAAGCTGTCATGGGCATACGCCAATCTTCTGCTGCCCTGACATACTCAATGTCTGCCTTTGTAAAAGCAGAATGACGTTTCATATATTCGAGAACCCACTTCTTACCAGTGGAAACGTCATAAAAATAATTGTACCAGTTATATGCTGCAGAAAGCCGAGGATCGTTCTCTCGAACGTCCTCGATCATCCCTGGCTCTGGACCAAAATATTTTTCATCAACAGATTTTGGTGTTCTAATAAGTTTAGATTTTCTCGCCATTGTCTTTTTCACTCATGAAAAGCTTTTCGATATTTAATCGAACAACATCAATATTGTCAATATCTTCAGCAGCGATATCGTGACTGCTAGATAGTGCGTCCAACCTAATTATAAGCTCTTCATAAAATTTTAGCAAGTCATATTTTGACCAGCTGTCTACGTTATGTTTTATAATGGAAGACATTTTGCTGGCTCGATCCCAATAGTTCTCTTGGCTCATGCATGATGCTCCTGATAAAAGCATCCCACTGGTGAATCCTAATGTTCCAATTATAAAAAACGTTTGCGTAGGATCGCTGAGATGCTAACCTTGATTGAATACCTTCATCCCAGAAATTTTCAATTGATGACTTTAGTGCTTGGTAGAAAACACCAGCATGTTTTGCTGGATCTTCGTTCCATTGATACATTACAGACCAATTTGCTGCAGTTTCAGGCAATGCCGCATAATTTGGATGTACTGTAATAAGTCCCGCTGACATTGCTTCCATAAGAACCAAACACGCTGTTTCTGGCCAAGTGTTTGGATAAGCAAGAATGTGTGACTTTTTTAGTTCCTCTCGAATAACTTCGTTAGAAACAGCACCATTGTAATTGATTTTAGGATGAGCCTTTGCTCGTTCAAACAGGTGCTTGTATTGTTCATCGCGTTGTTCCCAGCCATAAAGACCGAAGCTGGAGAAAATATTTAGCTCTACGTTATCATGTTCTTGAGCGATACGTTCAAAAACAGGAAGCAGCAGATTCAACCCACGATGAGGAGTTGAGTAGTAAATTAGATTGATCTTGTCTGTTGGTTTCTCATGCTCTTCGATTGGCTCAATAGCGTTCTGAAGAACCATGCATTTAGACCAAGGAATCTTGTAATAATTAATATACGCTTGCATCTGCCAATTAGAAACAAACACAATACGGTGAAATTTCTCCCAACCACCATTGTGAAGAAATTCTGATTCGGGATCTCCTGGAAGATCATGCGCCCAAAAGATGCGAATCTTTGATTCGTCTAGAGGTTCATGGACGCGAGAAACAAATAGCTGAACCTCGTTTAGAAGAGCAGGATCGAGTTGATCGGCAAGTCTTTGCTTCATCAACTCGGTCCCACCCTTTGCATTGCCAGATAGATTATCAATCGCAATAGGCATAAAATACTCCAAATAACAATTAAGCTTGACGAGTTAGATAAGTTGTTCGCACTGATGTTTTATTTGTACCGAAATACTTTTTAACAAGACCGATAACAACGTCATTGTCATATGTCTTGCACGAGAAGATGTCGAAGTAAGCAGTGTTGTCTTCATCGACAAAGTGCACGCAAATGTTGCTGGTCTCAATAAGCTGAACTAGAGTGTATCCCTCTTTGCCAGAATGACCAAACTTTACAATTTGTGGTTCACCGTACGCAACCATATCAATATCTTTGACGAGTTGTTTGGCGAAATTATAAATGTTTTTTTCATCTCTGATTGACTCAGGATTTAGACCTGAACAATCGAGAATGAGGTGATAACCCCAGTAATCGCTCATCTATGTGGTTCCTTCTACTTTATATGTGATGTTGAATTGTTTGATTGAATCAATACGAAAAGACCTCCAGCCCTCACTTTTGATATCCCAAACAGAAATAACAGAATCAGATTGTTTCCTAACTCTCTGAATCTGCTCCTCAAGATCTGTTTGATTGGGCAGGTAGTTGTTATTTAGTGTACAGAGCATTACTCGCTCTTCACCATTTACCTTAGTAAAGGTAACTTCACAAACATTTTTATGAAGTAAATCAGTTATCTGATCGTGCTGAAAGTTTATCATAATATTGTTCCACCCATTCCTGAATATGTTGATAACCACCAATATATTCTTCATCAATAAAGATAGCTGGCATAGTACGAATGTGAGGATAACGCTCTAGGAATTCCTCACGGGTGATTTGCTCGCCGAGTTTGAACTCTGTGAAGGCGATTCCCTTACTGTTGAGTAAGGTCTTTGCCATATCGCAAAATTTGCAATTATCTTTAGAGTACACTTCGATCATCGGACTTCTCGCTTGGATCACCATGCATGCGATACTTTGACTTCTTCGGATCGCCCCAGATGGTTGTGGCTAGAACTTTGATATAAGGATGCTTCTTTGCATCATTACCTTGATTTGGTACAAGAAGCTTTACCTTTTTACCCTTCCGCCAAGCATCAAGCTTGTGATTGAGTTTCTCAACTTCAGTCTTTTCTCGGCGTACTGCTTTTACAATTGATGGATCAATTGACTTACGTTCTCCTTTAGAGATCGCGCCACTTGATTTACCACCCTTCTTTTTGCCCATATCATTCTCCCTCGATCAATGGTTTATATAGGTTGTGAAGACGCTCTTGTTCTGCAAAGAGAGCCTTGTCTAAACTGTCACAAATTTTATTAATTTCTTCAGGTGTATATTTTTTATTAAACTCAATCCTTGTACCATACTTATTGACAATCAAGGTTTGAGTTTGCATTGGAAACTTTTCAAATAAACGAATGTAACGCATCATAGCGTACATTCTATCTTTGTCTTCTGGTGCCTGCATATTCAATCCTACTTGATAGAAATCGGGAGGATTTTCATCCCCCCGACTTTTATTTCAGACTCAACGAGTAAGAGTTGCAGCGCCAAGAGCTTTGAAGCCTGCAGCAACCATCTCGCGAGTTGGAGTTCCGAGGCGGTACTTAACCTTTGTCTCGCCCTTGGAATTTGTCCGAGTGTTACCATAAATTGGGTAACCATTCTCGCGAAGGTAGTGGACTACACGACCAGGATTTGCTACGCTAAAACGAGCAGCGATCTGACGAGCAGTTAGCTCTTCGCCATTCTGGAAAGCAGTTAGGACGCGAGCAGTCTTAGTGTTCTCATTCATAATAAATTTTCTCCATGTTAAAGTTAGGTAATCGTTACGCCACTCACTTATTATACTATACTTAACAACCAATGTCAAGCAAGTATTTTGGTGGAGAAGGGGGGAATCGAACCCCCAAGAGTGGTATGCAAAACCACCAGTTTCCCGTTAGCTTACTTCCCCGCTGGGGACCCAGGGATCGAACCTGGAACCTTCGGATTCAAAGTCCGTTGCGCCGCCAATTGCGCCAGTCCCCATTATGTTATGTTCTTAATGTGTACTACAAGATCGAATTGATCGCCGTTTCGTTCTTCTTGATGGGCACGAATCGTTGCCATCACAAGTTCTTCAAAGGCATTTAGACCCATCTCATTCAGTCGTTTCGCTGAGTCATACTCTAATTCAATCTTAAGAACACGTTCTCTCATAACATCAATTCTTTGTTAGATAGTCCGCTGCATGAGTAGCAGCAAACGAATATGGCTTTAGTTTAGGCTCCATATTTAGCGAGCCACGAACATAACCAAGAGCCTCTTTTACAGCAACGCTTGATTTATGTTTGGCATTGGTATTAATGTCTAGGTGAATTTCCATGTGACGATCACCAATAACATCAATCACTTCTGTCGCTGCATTGATTGCAAACATAACTTCATTAAGAAGACGTTGCTTCAAATTACCATAATCATCTAGCACAACGGTATTGTGAAAGAGTTTGCACCCTCTTTTAGAATCCATGTGTAAAACAATCACGGTAGAATATCGGGCTGAAAATCCTTTAGAAGTTTTGAATCTAACTGAATCACAACCAATATACACTGATGAAGTTTTGCTGCTGTTCTTAATTGCTTCTCTTGCTTCTTCAATCATTTTTCCGACCTTCAAATTGGCACCTCTCCGAGGACTCGAACCCCGCTATTCGGTTTTGGAGACCGACGCATCGCCCCTAAATGCTTGAGAGATAATGGTGGAGGGGGTAGGTAACGCTCCTACACAGCCGAAACGGGAGATTTACAGTCTCTTGGGCTCACTTATGCCCAGCCTCTCCATTCATGTTATTCGTTCAACAGTTCACCAATAACATGATTAGTTTTAAGGTCGTTTAGTTCATCGTAAAGTTTGTCCATCTCTTCCTGACTTGCGCCTTCTTTAATTCGACGATCAATATATTCAGAAAGCAAACGGATCGATCTTTCTTCTAAGTTTCTCATTATTTTACCCTACTAGTTTGGCGATCCCTAGAGGATTCGAACCTCTGACCCACAGCTTAGAAGGCTGTTGCTCTATCCAGCTGAGCTAAGGG